ATGGAAGGGGTCGTCGGTTCAATCCCGGCCGCGCCCACCACTTTTCAACCACTTGCGCAGCCACCCGCCAAAGACCGGCAAGGGACTGGCAAGTCAACCCGGCACTACTACGTCAAGCGCCGGATCGGCCGGCGGCTCATCGACGAGCACCGGCTCATCATGGAAACGATCGTCGGCCGCCGACTGCGGCACGACGAAGTTGTCCATCACATCAACGGCGATCCGCGGGACAACCGCCCCGAGAACCTGGAACTGATGAGCCGGGCCGAGCACGCCCGCCATCACGGCAAGGGCCGGCCCATCCCGCGAAAGACCCCGCGGCCGCGCGGAACGGCCGTTCACTGCGCGATCTTGGACGAGGCCGCGGTCCGCGACATTCGGGCGCGGGTCGCTGCTGGCGAAAGCCGGCTCGCCCTAGCCCGTGAGTACCGCGTCACCCGCTGGGCCGTGTACGACGTGGTGCGCGGCCGGCGCTGGGGGTGGCTCCATGACTAACCACCCGCCGATAGACGCCGGAAGTCTTAGAGACGATGCCGGTTTGGTAAAGGTGGCGGACGCCGCGCGCCTGCTGGGCATAGAGGAAAAGCGCCTGCGCGGGTTCATCGCGCGGGACAACCTCGAGGACCCCATCGGGGACATGCACTACGTGCTGTGGGACTGGCGCTGCTGGCGACTCTCTGCGTCACCGAGTGCTGCTCCATGAACACACTTCCCGGCTTGGCCGAGTGGCTGGCGAACGGCGAGAAGGGCGCCAGCAGCCTGACGATGGCGATGTATCTCGGGTTCGGCGTCATGAAGGACGACGCCTGTCACCCGCTCGATCCTGCCGACTTCGATCGGTGCCTGCGCCTACTCGCCGCCGTGCCCGCACTGCGTGAGGGTCTGACGCGCATGGCTGACGTGAGCCCCGAATGGGCGGCGCTGGTGGCGCGGTGGGATGAGGTCGAGCGGTCGCACTTGGGCGAAGTGGGGCTCGGCTGGTCGAAGGCTCGCAGCGCGCCGCGCACCTACGAACTGATGAAGGCGATCGAGCGAGCCGCTGGTTCGTCGCCAGCATCACAGGCCGACGACGCGGGAGCATTTCGTGGCTCCCCTGCGAGTCGCGCCGATGGATAAGTACACGCACCCGCAGCCCGATCCGCTGTACCTCGCTCGCACGTATCGCGGCTGGCTGATGGGCCGCAAGCGCATGTGGATGGGACACGGCAAGGGGCATCGCTGCCTACGCGGCCTGATCTATTACCGGGCATACGTCGGGCAGTACCTTGCGGGCAAGCGAGCAAGTTTTAGCGCCGGGGGTGGTCGCGATGAGTGAATGCAGCTACTGCGGCGACACGGCCAACTGCTGCCTTGAGGGTGAGTGCGGGCGCGCGAACGCCCTCCGCGCCCGGCTGGCGGAGGCGGAGCGGCTGCTAGAGGCAGCGCGATACTGGCTGGACCCCGACTGCGGCACATTGACCGCCAAAGGCGCGCAGAAGGTCCGGGATCTGAACGGCAAGATCGACCCGTTCCTCTGGGGAGCAACAGGAAATGGAGACGCGCGACATGAGTGACATTCATTCCTGCCACAACGAATGCCCCCGGCTGCCGTGCGTGCAGCGGCGGGAGATTGAGCGACTGCGCGAGGCGCTAAAGCGGATCGCCGATATCGAACCGACGCTGCACCCCGCGCGAATCGCCCGCGCCGCTCTTGCCGGAGCCGCCGTGCCTGCGCCAGAAGGTCAATGCACCCAGCCCAACGGGGTGAGGTCAACGCCCCGGCCGTCGGGAGCCGACGTTCTAGTACCTCCGGCGGAGGGAACGGCGAGCGGGGACCGCCGCGACGGTGGGCTGGGTGCGCCTGCGACAGAGCGTCGCCGCGACGTGCCGTCCGGCTACGTCTGCACGGACTGCGGCGAGGATGAGCGGCACAGCCCGCACTGCGGACTAGCTGTTCAGCCCGCAGATCGCCTCACCATCACCGACGGGTTCGGCGGCGAGTGGATGACGTGCGGGTCCGACTGCGAGCTACAGGTCGTCCGGCCCGGCAAGGTGCAGTGCCCGAAGTGCGAGGCAAGACGCGCTGGTCAACAGCCGGAGAGTCCGCGATGAACTGGCAACCAATCGAGACTGCGCCGACGGGCCGCAAGATTATCGTTCACTACCTGAACACGCTCGGCAAGCACCGCACGGTGATGGCGTGCTACTACGGCCCGAAGTCGCTGGAAATGCACGACGACTACGAAGACGTAGGGACGTGGGACGACGAGGCCGGAGTTAGCTACGCGGACGCAGGGTGGTACGAGGAGCATGATTCGGACAGCCCGGTCATGCCGCTCGGCGGTACGCCGACGCACTGGATGCCGCTACCGCCGCCGCCGGGAGCAACAGGCACGACGGCCGGAGGTCGCGATGGCTGAGAAATTCACGCACGAGGACGCCGAGTCGTTTGCCGAGGGGCTGCGCTTCTATCAGCAGCTTGCGGCGGATCGGTTGCGCGCGCTGAACGTGGCCCGCGAACGGCTACGGCAGATCGCCCGTGCGACGGACGTGACGGAGTGGACGGACAAGTCGTATCTGCGACAGTCGTGCGATGAAGCTCACCGGCTGGCGACAGAGCAGGTGCCATGAAGCCAGCGAGGCTACCGTGAAGAACGCTCGCCCCAAGTCCGTCGCGGACCGCGCCCGCGAGTTCGCCTTCAGCAAGGCCGACGAGTTCTCGCCGAAGGATCTCAACGGGAAGCGCACACGGCCGGGCTTCTGGAAGTGGTACGGCTATCTGTACGGGGCAGCGCGCGGCTGGCGAGCGGGCTACATCGCCGGCCGGCGAGCAGCACGTAACTCACCGGCTGGTCGCACATGAAACACGCCCGCCTCGCGATTTTCGGCAGTCTCGGTATTTGGCTGTTCGGGATGCTGACCGACAAGTCCGCTTGGGACCTGTTCACCTACGCCTACTGGTATGGGTGCGGGATCGGCGCGGCGTGGTGGCAGTTCGGGCGAGCAACGTCCAGCGCACCGGCTACTCCCCCCGGCTAGCCATCTCCGACAGCTTCCGGTGCCGGTCCAGCAGGTGCCTCACTTGGGCGCTGCATCGGTCGGCGCGATCCGCAATCGCGTACAAGCCGGGCCCGTAGTCGAACGGGTCTGCAGCAGCTCCGTCAGGCACGCCCGGTAGCTGCCCTCCGGCGGGGCCGGTTCCGCCAGCGCCGCCGGCAGGGGCTCCGAGTCCGAGCACCGCGGGGGCGGGACCGACGCACATCCTGACGACAGGCACAGGACCGCTAGCAGCGGCCCGCAGGCGCGCGTTCTCTGCCTCCAGCCCGCGAACGGTGTCGGCCGTGGTCTGTCGCTCATAGGTCACCTGCGCCCGGTAGCGGGCGTCCTGCGCGGCCAGAGAGGCGGTCAGCTCGGCCACGTCGTCGCGGGCGTTGTCGCGCTGGATCCGGAATGTCGTTGCCGTGACTGCCAGCGCCGCGATCGGCAGCAGCCACCAGCGCTTCAGGATCCACTGCCAGACCTTCAGCAGCACCGGGACCGGGATCACGAATTGAGCCTCGCGTCAGGTAGCGGCTCGTCGTCGTCCGGCTCGACCACCTCGGCCAGCGCGGCGCGGATCGTCTCCTCGGTGGCGTGGTTGGCGTACGTCTGCAGCGCCGCCAGCATCGCGCCGAGCAGGATGTCGAGGTGGTAGTCGGCGCAGGGATGCTGCGCCAGGTACGCCCGGCAGTTCGCGATCGACGCGGCGAGCTGGGCGGCCGCGGGCGGTTCGTCGATCGTGGCGACGATGGTCACGGCTTGGGCTCCTGCGGGCGGGACCGGGAGAACCAGAACTGCAGGATTTGCAGCACGCCCGCGGTTGACACGGCCAGCAGCGCCGCGAGCGTGTCCTTCCAGTCGATCGGCGTCTCGACGCGGCCGGTCAGGAACAGTCCCAGCGTCGTGAAGTACCCCACAAGGAACACGACGGACAGCACGACCTGCGCGACGGCGACGGTGCGTTCGGTGTTCATGCTTCGTTACTCGAGGCGGGCTGGCTGTTGGACACGAGCACCGGCATCGGACCGGCGGCCGGCTCACCGGGCGGCCAGCGGTACGCCAGCACGCGGGACCGATCGAACGGCGCGATGCTGACGGCGTTGCCTTGGTTCCCGCCCAGCACCATCAGCCGGCCGCGCTCGTCGTCACCGACCACGAACCCGACGTGCCCGCCGCCCGTGCGCTCAAACACGACGATGCAGCCGAGCGTCGGGAGGATCAGCGGCGTGCCGTAGGCGGCCCACGAGCGGGCGCGATACCACTCCCGCACGACCGGCAGGCCAGACTCGATCAGGCAGGCGGCGACGAGAGTGCCGCACCACGGCGTTTCGTCGTCTGACCACCACGCCTTGAGGCGCGACAGCCAGCGGGTGATCGTCGGTTCGTGCCGCGGGCCGGGGATCTCGCGCAGCCCGACGTGCTTGCGGGCCTCGATCAGCCAGCGCGGTTCGCTCACAACGGCCGATCCTGCTTGGTCTTCAGGTCGACTTCGATCCGCCTGAGCATGTCCTTGATCTCGCGCACGTCCTCGCGGTAGTCCTGCCGGCGCACGTACTCGCTCGGAACGACCTGCTCGAGCGCGGCCAGGCGGGCGCCCATCCGCTCCTGCTCTTTCTGCAGCAGACCGACCTGGAACCACAGCGCGCCGCTCATGAACACGACCGCGCCGAGCGCGATCAGGTCGCCCATGCTCAGCGGGCCGACGCGGAATTCGGGCTGGCGGTCGTCGTTCACGGGGACTCTCACTTCTTCGCCGGCCGACTTCCCGCCGAAGGCCGTCCGCCACCGTCACCGCTGCGCCGTTGCACGCTGCGCCGGTGGATGAACCACGCGCCGCCGGCAATCACGACGCCAGCGAGGATATATGCCGCCGCCACTTCGATCTGCATTGCGTGACTCCTGGCTAGACTCTGACGAAACTCTTTGACGCATCGCGCGTGCCCGTCACCGCGCCCGATCGGTTTCCGGTGCCGTACGCCTCATACAACTGCGGCAGGCCCGAACTGTTCGTGATGACCACCGAGTGCGTCGCGACAAAGTTCTCGCTCGCGCCGAACGATTCGACCGTTCCTGTGCTGGTGTTGTCCGACCCGCCGACGGTGCGCCACGTCAGGGACACCGAGGCCGTGCCACTGCTGGTCGTGCCGGTGCATCGCAGTTGCCCGTACACCGTCCGGCTCTCACCGTTCTCCAGCGAGAACATCAGAACCGACGACGCCGCGAACTGCAGCGACGTGGACTGCGTCACGCCGGTCGGTCCAGCGGGACCCTGCGGCCCCGTGGGTCCTGTCGGTCCGGTGGGACCCGTGGGGCCTGCCGGCCCCTGCGCGCCGTCCTGACCTTCGACGCGCACGGGCACTTGCCACGTCCACGCGGCGCCGGTATTGGGTCGCGTGCCAACCGAAGACCACATCGGATTCGCAGATCCGGGGACGCTCCCGACGTTGCTGTACCAGCCTGACGGAACGCCGGACGATGGCGCCGGCGTCGAAGGTTGCGATGCCGACCGCTGGAAGATGATGTCGACCGCGCTACCCTGCTGAGTCAGCAGCACCGGCGTCGACCATGTCAGTGTGAGGTCGACGGCCGACGCGCCCTGCACCGCCGCGACGCTCTGTGATGCCCACACTGGATCGGCGCCGGTCGGAATGCCGACGCTCCATCCGGCCGGCGGCGTCAGCGTGAGGGTGCCGAAGTTGAACGATCCGCCGGTCGGCGTGCTGGGGCCTGCGGACTGCCGCACGTACACGGTGAGCTCGGCGACCGACAGCCCGTCTTCGCCGGGCGCGCCAGCGCCGGACGCGAGCGCCGTGCCCAGCACGCCCGCAGTGGCGCTCGCCGGCATCCAGTCGGATACGTTGTCGGCTCCAGTCGTCGTCGCTCCGCGCTTCGTGCGCGCCCAACTCCACCGCGATTCGCCGCCCGGTACGGCAAACGAGATCAGGTCGCCCCGAACCTCGCCGACTTTCGCAGCGATGCTGCGGTCGTTGGACGTGGCCGCGTAGAACTCGACGAGATCATAGGTCTGCGAGCTCGGCAGCGTAGCGCGAAGCTGGATTGCGCCCGGCTGCGCCTGCGCAACGAGTGCCGACGGCGCAGGCGGCTTCGCCGTCGCATCCTCGACCGCCACCACCGGCTCCGGCAGGTACTGGATCCGCAGCGCCGAGAACGACAGGTCGGCAAAGCTGATGACCGACGGGTTCGCGTTGCCGCCGAACGGCCCCTCGTTGCGGTTGTAGCGGTGCGCCGGGCCGGGATCGAGGAACCGGTTCACGCCGTAGGTGGCGTCGAACGGCGTCGGCGTAACGCCCGTGCGCGCGACGAACTTGCCCTCGAGGTCCGGCCACGAGAGGTTCGCGCCGTCCAGCAGGATCAGCAGCGCGCCGGGCGCGCCGCCCGCGCCGCTGCCGGCGTACCACCGTTTGTCCTCGTAATCGTAGAACCCGCCGAGCGCGCCGTCCGTGCCCGACAGGTCGATGCGCCCGGACACGCCGAACCCGAGCCCGCGGCAGACGATGTGCAGGCCCGCGCCGCCGGCCCCGCCGGTGCCCGCCGCGCCGCCGATGCGCGCGTCCTGATACAGCAGCTTGCCGCCCGGTCCGCCGCCGCCGCCGCGCAGGTCCGGCGGCACGCCGCGGATCGTGGTCGCGCCCGGCGTCAGTTCCAGCTCGGGGAACGCCGGCAGGCCCTGGTCGAGCGGCGGCTGGCGCGTTTCCATGATCGGGTTGCCCGACCGCTGGCTGATGCGGACGCCGTCCCACGCGCGCATATTGCCGACGTAGCCGCGGTCGCCGGACTGCTCGTTCACGGTGGCGTTGTCGGCCACGCCCGTGCGGCCCCGGCCACGGCCCCGGATCTCGCCGTTGACCTGCAGGAACCCACGCACGCGAAGCTGCACGTTCGCGCCGATCTCGAACACGACGCCGGGCGCGATCGTCAGGTCGCCCGCGTGGTACAGCGTCGAGCCGGCGGCCGTGATGTCGGCCGTGCCGGTGAACACCGCCGACGGCGGCGAGGTCATCACGCCGGCCGTGATCACGCAGCCGGCGAGGCTCGACAACGCCGTTCCCTGCGCGGTGTAGAACGCGTCGGCGAGCACCGTGACGGCGCCGGTCGGCGCGTAGCCGCGGCCGACGACGGTCGAGCCGAACAGTTCGAGCGATAGGTCGCCCTGCGCCGGGCTGTAGCTCACCTGCTGGATCTCGAACGCGCGGTCGATGCCGGTCACGCCGGTCGGCGCGGCAAAGTCGCGGATCTGCGCCGACTGGACGCGGACCACGTCGCCCACTTCCAGCCGATTCAGGCTGGGCAGCACCGTGACCCGCATCCGCTGCGGCGGCGCGGCGTAGCGGTCGCGGAACGCGTTCGCCCGCCCGCGGATCGTCACGTCGGTCTGCCGGTTGCCGTACAGCCCCTTGAACGGCAGCACTTCGAGCTCGGCCTTGCCGTGCGTGCTGACGCTGGTCGAGTCCACGAACAGCGATTGCCGCGTGAACTCCTTGCCGTTGTGGTTCCAGTCGATCCGGATCGCGTTCTGCATCGCGCCGAGGTCGTGCTCGAGCGGGCCGTAGCTGATCACGTTGGCATCCGACAGCGTCACGACCGGCGCGGCGTCGCGCAGTACGCGGGTCATGCGGCGAAGGCCCAGCGCGCCGTCCGAGTAGACGGGCGTGTAGCAGGCGAGCAGCAGCAGCAGTTCCTTTTCGATGAACGCCTTGCCGCCGGTCTTCGTCGCGCCCGAGAACCGCACGATGACCGAATCGCCCTCGGCGGCCGGGTTCCACAGGTCCGTGCCGATACCGGTGAAGTCGGACAGCCGGATCCAGCTCGGGTCGATGCCGAGGTGCCAGTTCGTCGGCAACGTCGCCGCGTCGCCGTGCAGCACGCCCGTCAGCAGCGCATAGATCAGCTTGACGGCCGGCAGTTCGAGGTAGACGTGCTCTGTGACCTTCTCGCGCCGCTCGGGCGGCAGCGCGTTGTCGACCGTGTACGCGGCTGCCTTCGTGCCGAGCACCCCGCGCGTGCAGCCGGTGAACGTGGTCGAGGTCTTGCCGGTGTAGCGGATGATCTCGCTGCCGACCTTGAAGTAGCCGACGGTCGTGCTCGGCGCGTCGGTGTAGGTCGCGCCGTGATAGACCGGCGTGAACAGTGCGGTCGACGTGACCTGAATCGTCGTCGCGTCGATCGCGACCGAGGCGGCGAGGTTGGTCTGCCCGAGGTCGAAGATGTCCTTGCGCGTCTCGCGCTGGATGTCCGCGCACTGGATGTCGTAGACGCCGTCCTCGTAGACGCAGCCCGAGACGATCTGCGTCTGGAACAGCACGAACTGGCTGAAGTCCAGCCCCTCGTAGCCCATCCAGAACTTGACGGTCCGGTTGCGCAGGCCCGCGCCGCCGGCCAGCCGCGAGCGGATGTTCGCCGTCAGCGCGCCGCCCTTGTCGACCAGCCGGAACGAGGCCGAGCCGATCTCGGCGCGGCCCTGGTCGGGGTTGAGGCGCTGGCTGACGATGGACGGTTCCAGCACCGCCCAGTTCTGGACGACGCCGGGGACGTTCGGGATGTCGGCGTGGCTGGTGAAGTACAGGCTCGCCACGTCATAGAGGATCGCGACGACCAGCCGCGGGGACCGGTACGGCGCCTGGTTCAGCGTCGCGAACGGCTGCGGGTCGGTGCGCATCAGGCGGGCTCGACGAGGAACGAGACGCGGAAGTAGTCATTCGCGCCGCCCTGCCCGCGCTGCAGCACGCGCTCGAGCGTGTAGGCCTGCGGGCCGAGGATGGCGAGGAACGGCGCGGGGTTCGTACCGGGGACGGCGACGCTGCCGTATGGGTCGAACGTGAACGACTGGTCCTCGCAGGAGTCGAGGAACTCGATCAGCGCGGCCAGCGGCGCGTCGCCGGCGAGCGGGGCGACTGTGACCTGGTACGAATTGAACCCGGCCCAGCGGATGACCTCGGCGTTCGTCCCGCCGATGGGGCGCTTGACGATGCGCGTCTGGTTGCGGATCGGGGCGATGTTCTCGCAGCGCACGTTGAGCGAATACGAGGTATTGGCGCTGTGCCCGGCGATGAGACTGCGGCGCGCCTGGTAGGTGACGGCGGTCATGCGCGCGGCGGATCCGGCAGGCGGCGCGCTAACTCGGCGGCGACCAGCGCGGCGATCAGCCAGCCGGCCTCGTCGCTGACGCGGCCCTGCACGGCGACGCGGATCGTCCGCGCCTGCGGTTCACGGTCGCACACGGTCAGCCTCCGATCAGTTCTTGCGCGTTGCGCGAGCCGGGGTCGATCAGGATCAGGTCGCGTTCGCGAACTTCCTTCGCGACTAGGTCGGCGATCACGCGGCCGGAACCGTCGGTCACCTTGCCGACGACCTCGATCCGGGTGACGCGTCCGAAGTCCGCGCTCGCCTGCGGATCCGTGCGAACCGGATTGTTCGGCGTGCCGAGGGTCGTGCCGCCGATGCCGCCCGCGTCGCCACTGGCAATGTTCGCGATCTCGCCGATACCGGTCGCCGCGATCAGCCCGATCTGGATCTTGCCGAGCAGCGCCACGCGGGCCGCGAGCGTGCCGGTCGGGTCGACCGTCAGCGCCTTCGTGACCGCGACGGCCGTGTTCTGGATCGCCTGCGCGATCGCAAGGCCGCGGTTCACGAGCACCAGCGCGACGGCGATCGCCTTCGACCGGCCGGCAAAGGTCTGCAGCAGCCCGATCCCGGCCTGTACGGCGCCCTGCTGGACGCTGACGATGGCGTTCTGCGCGTCGACCTCGGTCTGGTATCGCTCCTCGGCGTACGCCCGAGCGACCCGAGCGCGTTCCTCTTCCGACTCGGCCGCGATCTGCAGGATCTTCTGCTGGTCCGCGCGCAGCCGCTGTTCGGTCTCGGCGTCCAGTTCCAGCCCGAACTGCTTCTCGCGGAACTGCTGCAGCAGTCCGGGGTCGACGCCCGATTGGCCGGCGGCAGGCGCGGCAACTGGAGGCGGTGCGGCGGCACCGGCATTACGCGCGGTCGCGAGCGACTCGGCGATCCGCTGCTGGATCTGCTCGATCGACCGGATCTGCTGCAGAGCCTGGTCCGCCTTGCGCAGGTTCTCGTCGACCGACGCCTTGAACGCGTCGGACACGGAGCCGAACGACAGGAACTGCGCCACGCGGGCGCCGGCCGCGGCGACGCCGAAAAATGCCGACTGGATCGTCAGCGCGCCGTTACGGATGGCCTCGAAGACCGCGATCAGGGCGACGGCCGCGCCCTCGCCCACCTGCCTCAGCCCGCCGAGCGCCTCGCCGCCCTCGCGGATCCGCGCGCCCGCGTCGATCAGCGCCGCCGAGAACCCGCCGACGAGTTCGGCGGCGAGGTTGCCGAACGCCGTCCGGGTGACGCGGATCTGCCGCTCGGCCAGGCTGAGGGACGCCACCGTCTCGTTGGACAGGATCAGCCCGGCGCGGCGGTAGCCGTCGATCGAACTGCGGATCGCCTCGTCGCCCTGCGCGAGCACGCCCGCGATGTCGGCATAGCTCTTGCTGAACAGGTCGGAACTGATCGACGCCCGCTCGAACTGGTTGTCGAGCTGCCCGAGCGCGCCGGCGACACGGAGGAACGCCTCGTCGGTCGTCAGCGTCGACAGTTCGCGCGCCGACAGCCCGAGCGACTGAAACGCCTTCGCGGCTGGGCCGCCGGACGTGGCCGCGTCGCCGATCGACTTCTGCAGCTTCTGCAAGGCCGAGTCCATGCCCTGCGCCGACCCGCCGAAGTCCTCGGCCAGCAGGCGCAGCCCCTGCAGCGCCTCGGCGGTCGTGTTCAGCTTTTCGGCCGTGTCGCCGAGCTGGTCGGCGGCGTCGACGATGCGCTGGATGCCGGTCGCGATGACGCCGAGCGACACGGCACCGGCCAGTGCACCGAACGCGCGGTTGACCGAGGTCGAAAACGACTTGAGTTGCCGCTCGAGCCCGGCCGTGCGCCGCTCGATCTTCTGCAGCTCGGCGACGAACTGCGCCGACTGCAGGACCGCATCAACGGTGATTGTGCCGGCGCTTGCCACGAGATTTCCTCTGCGATTCGATGAACCGGCGCTGCTCTTCCGTCAGGTCGCTGCGTGAGCCGCGGTCGTCCCGGTGCGGCATGAAGTCGTCCGGGGTGAACGCGCGGGCACCCTGCTTGCGCGGGATGGTGTTCGCGACCGTCGACGAGATCAGCGCCGCCCGCCAGTTGTCGGCGTGTCCGCCGAACGGCTCGCGCGCGGCGAACGCCTTCCAGTAGGTGAATTCATCCGAGGAGCACCGCTCCTGCGCCTCGGCGACGGGACAGCCCCACGCGAGCGCGAGCCGGAACCAGAGCGCGAGTTCCGGCTCGTCAGTCAGTTTTTTTCGGCGTTCTCCGCGGCCTTCGCGGTCAGGCCGGCGAGTTCCACGATGCGCAGCGACAGGCGCGACAGCACCTGCCCGTCCCACGTCTCGCACTCGGCGAGGTCTTCCGGCGAGTCGCTGAACACGCGCTCGCCGTCCTCGGCGCACAGCCCGAGCACGACGATGTCGGCGTCCGAGGTCAGGACGCCGTCGGCCTTCGCGGCGGTCAGCTTCGAGATCAGGATCGACCGTTCGCGCCCGTTCAGGCCGCGGACGAAGTACGGAACGCCCGGATCTTCCGGCACGTCCACCTGGACGATGCGCGGCCGGAAGCGCCCCGACCGCGCCCGGATCTCAGCCGGCGTCACGGCGTCCTCGTCGACGCGCCGTCGATCGTGACCGTGACCTTCGCGCGGACGATGCCTTCGGCGTCGAGGGGGTCCTCGTCGTAGTTCGACACGAACCCGACGAAGTCCATCGTCTCGGCCGCGGTGTTCGGGTAGATGATCTTCCAGTTCCGGCGAACCTGCGAGGCGTTCTCGCCGTCGTTGATGATCGTCCGGTGCACGGCGTCGGCGAAGTCGACAACCATCTCGAACGACACTTCCTTCGCCTCCAGCGCGCCGCCGTACTGCACCGGCGAGGCCGACTCGAGAACCGAGAACGTGTTGATCTTGCGCTTCGCAGGCGGCGCTTTCAGGTTGTTGATCAGCGGCACGTCGGTGAACGTGTCGGAGCCCGGCGCGGGAAGCGATGCGCCCGTGGCCGTGCCGCGCTGCAGCTTCGCACCGACGGCCGGAAGTCCGGTTGCCATGTCTCGATCTCCTACAGGTAAGCGAAGGTGAATTCCGACGGCAGGTGCCGCAGGGTCTTGTCGCCGTCAACCTCGGACAGGTCGGGGCCGAAGGATTCGCGCCGGGCGAACATCACGTTCGTCTCGCCCATCGCGCCGCGGTAGCCGTCGAGCGCCGTCTTCAGGGCCGCCGCGACCGCGTGCGCGTCTTCGTACGTCGCCCCGTAGGCGTTCAGCGCGAACGTCGCGCGGTTCAGGATCACGGTGCCGTCGAGCGTGCGCTCGCTCGTCTCGCTGACGCGCGCGAGCACGACGTACGGCGGCGGCGTGTTCTGGGGCGCGTTGCCGGTGTACACACGGCCGGCCGCGGCCGTGTCGAGGGCCGACACGTACTCGATCAGGTCGCGGTCGATCACTTGCGGCGACGCCTCAGTTCGCGGTCGATGCCGGCGCGCATCTCGTTGGCGAGCGTGTCGACGACGCGCTGGCCGTTCTGCTCGATCGCCGCGCGCATGAACGGCTTTGCGGCCGACCGCTTCGTGCCGAACTCGACCAGGTGCCCGTGCCGGATGCGGCGAACGAGCCTCTTCTTCCGGTAGTGCAGCGAGTACAGCGCCAGGGCCTTGCGGTCCTTGCCGACCGGCACCACGGACCCGCGCACGGCGTCCTTCGTGTTGCCGATCCCGAGGAACCCGCGGCGGATCTGGTCGGCCGACTGCACGCGCGTCTTCAGCGCCGCGACCAGCGACCCGGACTTCGCGATCCGGGCGGCGTTGCCCTTCGCGGACGCGAGAACCGGCTTCATGGCCTTGGACATCGCGCCGCGGCCGATGCGCCGGGACACCTGCGGACCGAGCGCCGCCAGGTTCTGCACGATTTCGCGAATGCCCGTGACTTTGAGGCCCATCTTGATCGTCACGACGCCGCTCCCGTCAGGCCGTGCTCGACGCACAGCAGCTCCAGCTCGACGTTCCGCTCCTCAAGGTTGCGCACGAGGCGCACGTCCAGCAGCCGGTCGCCGTGGCGGATGCGGTGCTTCGGGGTCACGCCGGCGAGGTAGCGCATCCGGACGCGGTGCGTGACCTCGGTCTGCACCTGCGCCGCGGCGAAGAACTCGCGGCCGGTCACGGGCTCGACGGACGCCCAGACGGTCGCGAGCGGCGACCATGAGGTCTGCGCCTCGCCGTACGGGCCGGCAGCCTCCTGCGGCTGCTCGACCGTCACGCGATGTCGAAGTGCTCCGGCGCGCACTAGAACGCCCTGAACGGGAACACGAGCGGCTCGTATCCGAACGGGACTTCCGCCGCGCTCCCGCGATCGTCGACCGCGGATCGCTGCTCGTACCAGTGCCCGACCAGCAGCAGCAGCGCATGGCGCAGCGGCTCCGGCACGGTCGCGGTCGTCGCGTAACCAGCGACGAACCGCACGGTAACGGAGGACTCGACCGGCTGCGCGGCTGGCCACTGGACGCCGTAGGCCGGCACGATCACGAACTCGCCGGTGGCGCGCTTCACCAGCCGGTACTGCGATGGAGCGAGCGTCTGCTCGGCTCCCGAGGTATCCAGGTACTTGACCGACGTGACCGACTGCACCGGCGGACGCTCGAGCACGAGCTCGGCGCCCAGCGCATCAGCGGTCTGGTCCCACGTCTGCGTGAGCAGCGCGCGACGCGTGTACGTCTCGACGTGCTGGCGCGCGGTCAGGATCAGCCGCGAGATCAGCGCGTCGTCGTGCGTCGCGTCGATCCGGCAGTGATCCTTCGCCTCCGCGAGCGACACCGGCTCGCTAGTGGGGCCGGCGATGAGCGTCAGGCTCATGGCTATGCGCCGCCCTTCGACTTGTTCTCGGGCGCGCCCTTCTTGGCCTTCGCCTCCGGCAAGTCTGCCGAGCGCGCCCAGCCTTCGCGCACCGACACCTCGACGAACTCCGCGTCGTCTGCATCGACGACCTCGCCGGCGCGGTACTCGCGCACCTGATAGCCGCGATGCGCGAACGCGAAGTCCGACAGAATTTTCATCTGCTTCATGTGGCACCCTGCAGAGGAAAAACAGAGGGGCCGTTGCCGGCCCCTCTGCCACGCTCCGACCGGATCAGGTCGTCGCGATCTTCAGCAGCTTGATCGCCTGCGTGTTGCGCAGGCGGCCACCGACGCGCTTGCGGATGTAGAACTTCACGAAGCCCGGCGTCGTGATCTCGTCCCGCGTCATGCGCATCCCCACGCGGTCCGCGATCAGGTAGCCCTCGCGGAAGTCGCCGAACGCCACCGGGAAGGCGTTCGCCGCCACCACCGGCATGTCCTCGGCCTCCGTGATGCCGTAACCCATGAACGTGTCGGGCTGACCCGCCACGAGCGACGGCTGCCACAGGTACGCGTTCGTGGTGTCCTTGTACTTGCGCATGGCCGCGAGCACGAGCTTGCTGGTGACCCAGCGAGCATTCGCGCGGTAGCGGGCCCGCAGCGAGTAGATCAGGTCATAGAACACGTCCACGCTGGTCGGCAGCGCCGCCGCCTGGCCGGAGGGGATGTACTGCAGCGTGCCGAACGCGCGCGCGCCGTCCGCCGTCGCCAGCGGCGCCGGGCCGGCGAGGAAGCCGGTCGGGCGGTTGGTGCCGCTGCCGGCCACGAACGCCGCGCCCTCGCCCTGGGCGATCGCCTCCGCCGCCGAGCTGATCAGCCAGTTCTCGACGTCGAAGAACAGGTCGTCCAGCGACTCCTCCGACGCCTGCGGCTTCGCCGACGCCATGCCGAAGGTCGGGGCGACCTCCGCCAGGTCGGGCGTGTTCGTCTGGTTGCGCGTGCCGGCTTCACCCACCCACTCGAACGCGGCGCCGTTGACGTCGAACAGCTCCTTGTAGTCGGGGCTGCCGACGGTGCGGACCGTCGAGATCTGGCGGATCGGGCTGATGTCGACCGAGAGCCGCGCGATCGCGCGCTCGATGACCTCCGGGAGCGCGAAGCCGCCGGCCGAGCCGGTCGACGTGACCGTCTGCGTGGCGCGCGTCTCGAAGCCGTCGTCGTCGCCGCCGGCGCGCGTCTCGACCTTGCGCAGCTCGCGGGCGCGGAGCTGCAGGGCGGTGCGCCGCTCCGGGTCGCTGGGGTTGCGGACCCAGCTCAGGAACGCCGACTTGTATGCCTCGGCCTCGGCCGACGGCCGCTCGCCGTCCGACTTGCCGCCCAGCGCGCCCGGCCGCGCCAGCTTCGTCTCGACCTTCTCGAGACGCGACTTCGCCTCGTTCAGGCCGTCGATCGCCGCGTCGATGCGCGCGAGCTTGGCGTCGAGGTCGGCCGTGCCCTTGCCGGCCTTCAGCGCCTCGATGCGCTGGTCGTTCGTCTTCTTGTACTCCTCGAACGCGCCGCCGATCTTGTCGAGTGCGTCGGCGACCGAGGCGATGGTCGGGGTGTCGCGGCGCTCGTAGAGCGCGACGAGCGCGCCCGCGGCGAGCAGGCGACCGCGGAAGGCCGCGAAATCGCGGTTCATGGTGTTCATCGTGGGGAACTCCGTTAAGTGGAAAGAGAGTTGAGCAGCCGCTGGGCGGCCTTAATCGCGTGCGCGGTCGATTGCGCGGACTCACTCCGCTCCTCTCCCAATCGCATGACGCGCGAGACGAGGCTCGTCGCGTCCGCCTTGCTGAACCCGGCATCACGCAGGATTCGCTCGGCATCCTTCGGGGTCGCGACATCGGTCGCGGCCTTGACGTTCGTGACCCGCGCTTTCGCGTTGGCCGGGAAGGTCACCAGGGAGACCTCCCAGAGGTCGATCTCGGTGAGCGTCCGCACCTCGCTGTCGCGGTCGTAGGCCCACTGCTTCGACACGAAGCCGATCGACAGGCCGTTCAGCGCGCCGAGCTTCAGGAGCGCGTGCGCCTCCTTGCCGCGGACGGTGTCGAGCGCGAGCTGGCCCTTCACGCGCAGCCCCTTCTTGTCCTCGGCCATCTCGGTCCAGACGCCGATCGGCGCCCCCGCGTCGTGCTGCCACAGCATCGCCGGCATCGTGCCGGCCGACTTGTGCGCGGCCAGCGAGCCGACGAACGCGCCGGCGGCGATCACGTCGTCGTAGTCGTCGCGCACGCCGAACACGGAGCCGTAGCCCTCGATCGCCCCGTCGTCGCCGACGGCGCGCAGCTCGAGCGCGCAGGAGCGCACCTCGCGCGAGGTGCCGGCGTCACGCGTCTGGATCAGCATCGTCGTCTTGCGCATCGGGGGTAGCCTCTTCTCCGGCGTTCATGTTGAGCGGGGTCAGCGGCTCGTCGAGGCCCGGGAGCGGGTCTCTGCCTTCCTCGTCCCGGATCTCGTTGCGGGTGTAGATCCCCATCTCGACCATCGTCCGGGCCCACGCGGCGCGGTCCTTGATCGAGCCGGCGCGCATCGGGCGCACGTCGAACTCCGCGAACAGCGGGCCCGAGCCGTCGAGCAGCATCTCGTCGATGCGCTGGGTCCACGCCTCGTGCCACGGCGCGAGCGTCTCCTGCAGGTGCGCCGCGAAGAACGCTTCCGCACTCGCGAACGTCGCCGTCTTGTCGGAGTGCCCGGCCATGATCGGGAACACGCCGTAGGCGCGGCAGATCTCCTCGACCTGGAAGCGGCGCGTCTCGAGGTGCTGCGCGTCGACGCCCGACATCGCCGTGGACACCCACTTCGCTGCCCGGTCGATGATCAGCGGCGTGCCCGCCTTGTCCGGTCCCGACTGCGCCTTGATCCATCCCGTCAGGCGATCGTGCTGCTCCTTGGTGAGATTGCCCTCGACCGAGTACACGCCGGTCGGGCGCAGCCCGTTCTCGTGCATCGACGCCTGGCTCTTCTCCGCGGCGATCGAAAGACCGACCGCGCTGCGCGCAAGCGCCACGGCGCTGAGTGCGTTCACCCAGCTCCACTGCAGCCCGTGCAGCACGAACACGTCGTCGTCGGTGAACTCACCGATCATCCCGAAGTCGTCCCAGCACCGATACCGGACTTCGTACCGCGACACCTCGCGCACGTCCCAGCGCCCCGGCATGATCGGGATCAGCTCGCGGACACGCCGGTTGTCCCCGCGGACCTTGATCGACAGCCCGGCGCCGGTCAGCACCGCGTGCAGCGTCATCAGCCGCCGCCACTCGAACGACGTCTGCCACTGGTTGGGCCGGCGGGCGAGCAGCCGATACTCCGGGATGTTCTCAGCGAGCTCGCGCGTGCCGTCCTCCTTGGACCGGTAGACGTGCAGCTTCGGCCTCGCGCAGCCGTTCGAGATCGTCCTGGCGCACGCCAGTACGGTCGAGGCCTGCAGCGCGGTCTTCTCGGTGATGCCGACTCCGGCGACCGTCCCGTAGCCGCTGCCGTCGATAAGCGACGCGATCTGGTCGTAGGTGAGCTGCGCGGCCTTGCGTTCTCCACCGAATACGCGCGACAGGAATCCCATCAGCCCTCCCGAAGACGCGCCGCAAGCACGCCGCACGCCAACGCGAAGCCGCCGGCGACGATCCACCCGGCCGGCGCGTAAATCTGGGCGGCGCCGTGCGAGATCGCCGCCATGCCCGCGAGCATCAGCGCGTCAGGCGCGTAGCTGTGGATGAGCTTGTTCATGCGATCTCTGCGTCCCAGAAAGAGCGGGCGGGCTGCGGGTTGAGCGCCATCATCGTGACCGCCGAGAAGCCGGCCATCAGCGGGTCGATCTTCGCGCTCCCGCTCGCCTGCTTCGTGATCGTGATCGCGTTGCCCACCTGGACCACCCGAGCGTTGCCGACACACCACGCCATGAGATCCGTGCCCGCGTGCACGAGCTCGCGGCCGGCGAGCGCGCGTTCGGTCGTCTTGATGGCTCCGTTCAACTTCCAGCCCTGCTGGACCGCCGTGATCTGCTCGAGCGCGATGCCCCGCTCTTCCGAGGTCAGCTCGTCGACGACCGCGCCGATACCGGCCGGGTCGACTCCGATCGCGTGCTTCGGGGGCAGCAGCCCCGCATCAGCGACCCGCGAGATGATGTCGACCACCTGCAGCACGTCCTCGCCAGGCGCCCCGACGATCGTCAGGCTCCCGGAGCGGCGGAAGTCGTGCAGCCGCGGGGCGATGTCCTTGCGGCGCTGCAGCGCGATCTCGTGCGCCCAGGCGTGCGACCACCACAGCCACCGCCGGGAGCCGCGCTCGCGCCCGATCACGGCCAGCCCGAGCAGGTCGTCGAGGCCGCCGCCGTCGATGCCGACGGTGCATACCTCGGACCGCTCGAGCAGCGCCTCGAAGGTGAGCGACGGGTCCGCGCAGGCCTCCCAGAAGTCCGCGCCGGCCCACCGGTCGGAGCGCAGCGCCGTGCCGATCTCGACGTTCAGGTGCTTCGCGAGGAACTGCTGGAACGTGCCGTCGATCTTGTGCGACTGCTTCCGCAGCTCGTCCGTCAGCCACTCGGCGCTGACCGAGCGACCGAGATTCGGGTTCGTGACGTAGAAGTTCGCCGGGTCGAGGTACGCCTTCGCCTCGATCATGGCCGGCGGGAACTCGTACAGCACCGGCAGGAACTTCCGGTCCTCGATCTTTCCGTCGCGCACGTCGCGCGCGTACCGCAGCTTCTCGAGGAACACGCCCGCCGGCGGCTTGTCGCTCTGGGTCGTCAGGTAGATGACGAACCCCTCGGGGCGCGACACCTGGCCGCCGAGCGCCTCCATGAACATCGACTCGGCGTTCGCCTTCGTGCCGAACAGCCAGTGCTCATCGACCAGCACGCGGCCGGCCTTCTTGCCGGACACCGTGTCGGTATCGGCGGCGACCACCTTCAGTGAAGCCCGGCTCACCCGGTGCGTGATCGTGCGGATGTGGTCCTGAACGTGGAACAGCCCCGACAGCTCCTCGTCTGCCCGGACCATCGCCGCGGCGGGACGGAAGCTGTTGTCGGCAACCTCCTTCGTCGGCGCGAGGATCAGGTGCTCCTCGTCCTCGCGCCAGCACAGGATCACCGCGGTCAGCATCACCCCGGCGGCCAGCGTCGACTTCGTGTTCTTCTTGCTGATCAGCAGGTAGAACTCGCGGATCCGCTGCGCGCCGGTGTCAGGATCGCTCGCGCCGAAGATGGCGGCGACGAAGTCGAACACCCACGGCTCCGAGCACTCGCCGAACGTCGGCCGGCCCGGCAGGTCGACCACCCGCAGGGCTCGGAAGATCGCGAGCGCCTCGTCGGCGCGGCCCGGATAGATCGGCGGCGGGATGATCGACCGGCGCTGGACCAGGCGATCAGCCCAGTCGGGACAGGCCGTCGACCAGCGCATCAAACCGTCTTGCCCCCGAGCGCGGCCAGCCGCGGCGGCGCCGGCGCGAACCGGCCGGCCACCTTCGCCGCGTTCTCGTTGCGCTGCTCCTTCTTGCCGGCCTCACCGAGCTTGCGGTGCTGGAACGGCAGCAGCGAACGCGCGGCGTCCATCTGCAGCGGGGTCGGCGCGATGAGCCCAGCCAGCACCTGCTCGAGGAACTCCTTCGAGTCCGTCGTGCCGACCGGCGCGAGCTGCTGCTCGGCCTGCGCGGGATCGCTCCTGACGCTCTCTGAGCCCTTCCGGGGCCGCCCTGCGCCGGGCCTACGTCCGCCTCGGGGCATCACGCGATCTCCTCTCAGAAATCAAACCGAATCATTGGGAATCAACCGGGGGGATTTAATCCCCGCGTGCGGTGGCGCTCGGTCTATAGCGCGAACCGCCCCAAGATCTAGGCCGGCCCCGGTTACCGCGTCGCCCTTCAAGCTGTTGCATGACCTGCACGCGCATCGCACGTTGGCTCGGCTATGCGTGCCGCCACGCGCCAGCGCAACCACATGGTCCAGCGTCGGTGCGCGTCCGTTGCGCACGTTGCCCATGAGCCTCCGAGGTGTCGCTCGGCCGCATAGGTAGCAGCGCCAGCCATCCGCCTCGAACACCTCTAGCGCGGTGAAATGCTCGCCGCCCTTGAGGCGAGCCCGTCTGCGGTGCCTCCCCGATCGCTTCACCGCTCGGTTCATGCACTTAGTCGAGCAGTATTTCGCCGCGCCGTGCCGGTAGGGCAGTTGCGCCCCGCATTCACGACATGGCGTTACTACCGACAGCGAGAAGTACGCGGCTCGCTTCTTTGCGGCCACCACTCGATTCGCCCTGATCCGCGCGCATGACGCAGAGCACGTCTTGCGGGACGGCTGATTAGACGCGAACGGCCGCTCACACTCTTCGCAGCGACCGAACCACACGCGACAGGATCGCCCCTCTCTCTGCTCGCGCGCGGCAGCCATCCTGACCAGAACCGCACAGGTCCTGTGCCAACGGCTCGCCCGCTGCTGCGACCAGAACTCGCCGCCGCACAGTTCGCAGATATGTGCGCGCGGCCGATGCCGCCCGCTCGGCTTCTTGCGCCTGACGACAGATCGCCGTTGCGCGGGGTTGGGCTTTTTGCAGCCCTCACACAAACTCGGAAGTCTTCCGCGCGTTCCCGACAGGCGTACGACGCCGCAGGCCGCGCACGTATACTCTCGTGCAGCCATCTCATCACCCTTTCTGATGGGATCGGTCAGAGGCCGGTCGGCGTGTCAGCGCCTACCGGCTTCGCTTTCTGTGCTCGTCACCGCAGCCCCGCCTGCGCCTCCTCACGCGCCTTCCGTCCGTTGTGACAGGGGCCGCACAGTGCCTGGTGGTTTGCCTCGTCCCAGAACAGGTGCTCATTGCCCCTGTGCGGGGTGATGTGGTCGACGACGGTGGCACTGGTCACGCGCCCATCAGCCATGCACATCACGCAGAGGGGGTGCGCCCTCAGATACCCGGCCCGGTACTTTTGCCACTCGTACCCGTAGCCACGCGCCGTCGAACTGTCCATGCCCGCGCGCCAACTGCACGAGGCGACCGTCGCCAGCCGCTGCGGCGCTGACTGAGTCCGCGCCGGCAGGATTGACAGGCGCGGTCGCGACATCAGCGCCCGATCAGCGTCAGCTCGTACGCCTGCGTCGCACCCGACGCGTTGCCCACGCGCAGGATATCCGCGGTCGCCGCCGTGACCGCATACCCGGCATCGCCGGGCACGAGCACGATCAGCCCCTTCGGCTGCAGCACGAGCGTGTGGGTGGCCGCGCCGAAGGCGCTCGCCCATGCGTTCGTCGCGCCGCCCAGCGTCAGGTTGCCCGTGTTGGCGTCGTCGGCCTTGAGGATCAGGCCCATGACCACCGAGAACACGAGCGCCTGACCGAAGTCGTCGACAAGGGCGCCCGCGAGGTCGAAATCGTCGTTCGTGGCCGTCGTCAGCGACTTCTTGCGCTGGAACAGTTTGTTGGCCTGCCCGGAGGTCGAGCCGTCCGGCACCGGCCGGCTGTAGACGCGATCCGCGCCGGCCAGCGCCGCCGTGCCGATGTTGCCGGCGACCGCGTTGCTGTACTGCAGGATCGCGGCGACCGAGAGGTTCGTGTTCAGGTTCGGCATGAGCGACTCCGGTTATTTCACTTCGAGCGAGAACTCGGCCTGGTAGGTCTTGCCCGAGCTCGTGACGATCTGGTTCCGCACGCGGTACACCTGCCCGGCGACGCCGCCCGCCACGGTGACCGTCGTGTCCTCGGCGGTCGCGCCGGGGCCGGTGAACGTCAGCGCGCTCGAGCCGACCTCGGTCCAGGTGCTCGTGCTGATCGTGTCGACCGCGCTCGTGCCGGGCGCCTCGCTGGTCCATGTCACCGAGCCGTCAGCGACCGTTCGCGCGGCCGCGGTCGGCCAGTTCGGCTCGACCAGCCCGGACTCGCCCGCGACCGTGGCCTTGAACGCGAACCCGGTGCGCGTGCGGGCGCGGACGTAGGCGTTCAGCGCGTACACCTGTCCCGGCTGCCAGTAGGTGCGCAGGTAGGCCGACCAGTCGATGCCGAACGGCTTCGTCTCGCCGGCGCGCTTGGCGCGGGTGCCGAGGTCGAGCGGGTGGTCCATGGCTCCTCAGTGCAGTCGGGGCGGCCGCATCAGGCCTTCAAACGCGTCGGTCGCCTGCGTGTCCTGCCGCGGGCCGGTCGTGATCTGCCGGTCGGTCGTTTCGCTCACGAGCAGCCGGCCGTCGTGCCAGCCGACCACGAACCGACGATCGCGACCGTCGGCAGTGACGACCAGCATCACGGCCGGGCCGCCGCTGACGATCCAGTCGACCTGGTCGGTGGCGACGGCGACTTCGACGAGGCTGGCGAGCAGCGTTGCGGCGACCGAGAGCGCGTCGGTGGCGTTGCCGGCCTCGACGAGCTGCGCGACGCGCGCGGCCTGCGCGGTGTACGTGTCGGCGGCGGTCGCGACCTCGGCCACCGCGCGGGCGAAGATCGCGGCGGCGCTCACCGTGTCGGCGGCACTGCCGGTCTCGGCCACGTTCACCGTGTGCACCGTAGCACCGGACGCGACCGAGTCGGTGGCGCTCCCAGCCTCGGCCACGGCGGCGACCAGCGTCGCCACGGCCGAGACGACCTCCGAGGCCGTGCCAGTCTCAGCAACCGCCGCAGCGGCCTGCAGGGTCCGCGACACCGCATCCGCCGCTGTCCCGGTCTCCGTGACCGTGACGCTGTGCGTCGTCGCGCCGCTGGCGACCTGATCCGTGGCGCTGCCGGCCTCGCTGATCGTGACGGCGAGCGTCGCGATCGCGGAGACCGTGTCCGCGGCCGTGCCTGCCTCGGCGATGCTGGCGACGGCCGTGTAGGCGGCGCTTGGAGCATCCGCCGCAGCCCCGGTCTCGGCGACCGAGCGCGGGAACACGCCGGTGGCACTCGGGGTGTCCGTGGCCGCGCCCGCTTCGGCGACTGCGACCGGAGACGCCCGCGCAGCGCTCGGCGTGTCGGTGGCGGCACCTGTCTCTGTCAGGCTACGCACGAGGGTGGCGATCGCGGACAGCGTGTCGCTGCCAGAGCCCGTCTCGGCCACGCTAACGTTGTGCGTGCCGCTGCCCCCGACCGGGTCCATGTCGAACACGTCGAAGTCGAACACGTCGTCGTCGAACGGCGCGCCCTGGTCGAGCGCGTCGGTCGCGCTCGCGCTCTCGGCGATGCTGACGTTGTGGACGGTGCCGCCGCCCGCCGTGCCCTTGATCTCGATCGCGACGATCGAATACTTCTGCCCGCTCGGCGCGGACAGACCGACAGTCTTCGTGCCGGCCGTGCCAACGTCGTCGTAGTACGCGGCGTAGGTCGTGTAGCGCGCCGCATCGCGGAAGTAATTCGTTTCCAGCCCGTTGCCGCTGGTCGGCGTAACGCTGTTGACGGTGCGCCACGTGCGGCTTGCGCCGTCGGTCGCGTTCCAGTCGTTGTTGGCGACCTGTACCGCGCTGTTCACCTGCGTGGTTGTGAGGTCCAGCGACGGCGCGCCACTGCTGACGTTCGTCTTGCTGCTCGCGCCAACACCGTCGGAGCCGCGCCATACCTTGACGGACGCGCCCCAAGCCATGTTGTAGCCGCTGTTGTTGCCCGTCTTTTCGGTCGACACCGACACCGACGAGCCACTCCCCGCCGCGACCGCTGTCATCACTCGCACGTAGCCGTAATCGCTTACTGCGACGGCCTGCTGCTCGGCAAATGTCAGCCCTGTCGCGGTCGGCGTCAGGACGACGTTGTCGCCTGATGTGTTGTATCCCTCACATTGGCCGGTCCAGACGATGACGTCGCCGGCCAGCCACGAGACCGTCACCGACTTCGGTGAAGTCGTCGTGTCAAACGACGTTTTTTGGTCGTCTACGAGGGTGGGCTTCGGCATCGCCTCGCCCCCTTAATCAATCGTTGCGATCAGCGCCGCCAGTTGTGTGCGGAAGCCCGCCAGCGTCGCCGTATCGAACGTGCGCTCCACCGTGCGGCCGTTCGCGTCCAGCGTGACCGACAGCAGGTAGCCGCTGCCGTCCTTGGGAAAGTTCGCAACGATCCACGCGCGGGTGTTGTCGATGGCGGTCTGCATCGCCGTGAACTCGTTCGCAATGTTCAGCGCGGGATTCGCGACCTGCTCCTGCGCATACGCGGCCAGCCCCTGCACCGCCGCGAGCCGCGTGAACGTGTCGCGCGCACCGGCGAGGTCGCCGCAGAAGCGAATGATCGACACGCCGCTGATCGGACCGGCCGCAGACAGCGCGTTTAGGTTCGTGGCGGACTGCTTCACCGATGCGGCGACGGCGCGCACGCGCTCCCACGCATCCGCCAGCGAGTCCGCTTTCGTGCCGCCTGCGCTCGGGAACGCCATCTCAGTTGGCCGGGTTCGTCAGCGCCGTCGAGTCGGCCAGCGCCTGCGACACGGCCTGCACGTCCGCCGTCGCCTGTGCGAGCTGCGCCTTCTCGGCGTCCGTCAGCGAACCGGCCTGCGCGACTGCCAGCGCGGCCAGCGCCGCGTCGAGCTTCGCCTTCAGCGCCGCCGCATTGGCGACGGCTGCGTCCTTCTGGGTCTTGAGCGTGACCACCGAGGCCGAGAGGTCGTCGATCTGCTGGGACATGGTACGAATCCTTTTCCAGAGGTAGGCGAACAGCCGCACCGATTCGCTCACGCGCATCGTGCGAACGTAATCAGCGGCAGCGTGTCGAACCGCGAAGCCAACGTGACGGCCGAGCGCGGGACGACCGCGTACTCGCCGACCGTCTGCGCTGCGCACGCCGTGCCCGCAGGCACCGTGCCGATCCGCACGAACGTGAACCCGTCAACGCTCTGCCGCAGCTTGTACGCGCCGGTGTCCGACACCTGCACCGTCGTCGTCAGGCCCGTCGGCGCACTCGGCGGCGCGACCGGGACCGTGGCGGTCGCCGGCGTGGACTTCGCGGACTCGAGCCCCGCTGCGTCGAGTGCCGTGACGGCGTAGCAGGGCGTGCCGGCCGGCGCGGTCGTGTCGACGTAGGCCGTGGCAACCGGGATCGTCGCGATCACCGTCTGCGTCGCGCACGTCGCGCCCCGGTAGACCTTGTTCTGCGCGACCGTGACTGGCGAGCCGTCGGTGCGCGTGGTCGGGTTCGTCCACGTCAGGTTGACCGTGCCCGCCCAGGCCATGCTCACGCAGAAGAACAGCGCGAGCGTCAGCAGGGCGGCGAGCGCGTGACGGGGGCTCAGGAAGCGCATCACATCTCCAGCCGGCGGGTGAGCATCCAGTTGAACGCGAGCGTCGTAGCGGCGGCTGTACCACCGACCATGACGTTTGCCCGAGGACCGAGAGCCGTAGTCTGCGACGGCAGGTTCGCGGTCAGTTCGCCGCCCGCGACTGCGCGCGAGTCGAGCCGGCGCACCGCGTACAGCACACGGGTCGTTGCTGGCATTGCCATGAACGACACTTCGTACACGGCGGTCGCGTTCGGCACCGGGAAGTTCGCGCCGAGGTCGATTTCCGTCGCCGCCGTCCCGTCACGCGCGCCGACGCGCATCGTCGTCTGACCGGCCGTGCCGATGCCTGCGTAGATCGTGTTGTTCGTGGCGCTCGGGACCGTCGTGATCGCGGCCGAGGACGACGACATCGCGACCATCGCGCCGCCGGTTGCCGAGGCGGCGGTGATGCGGAACGGTGCATTGAAGAAGAACCCGGCGCGGCGGGCGACGCTGCCACGGAACCAGTTCAGTTGCGCCGAGCGGACGTCCGAAGAACCCGAGGCCGTCGCGTTCGTGATCTGCGTTGAGGGTCGGCCCGTAAACTCGTTGCCGTTACCAACAGGCGCGACGGTGGAAAGCGTCGCAGTGTTCGACGTGTTCTGGCCGATCGACAGAACGCCAGTGCCGGTGCTGGGCAGGATCAGCGCGGAGCGGGCGTCCTGTGTTCGTACGTCATACGTCTGCGAGGCGAGCTGCCAGCGGAGGTTCACGCCGTCATAGATGAGGGTCACGGCCTGTTGCGGCAGAAGCCAAAGACACTCGCAGCACAGCGCCGAGAAGCGGTTCGCGGCCGTGCTGCTGGCGTCCTCGTTCAGAAGACCGATCAGGCCCGTCGAGTCGTTCTCGATGATCGCGAGGCGGCCTGCCGCGCCGCCCGCCAGCCCGCCGATGAACGACACCGACGCGGGCTGCGCCTTGATGCGCACCGCCCGGTTCGGCTGCGCGTCGTTCCAGCCGGTCGGCGACCAGTCGGTCTGGTTGAGCGCGGGCACGGCCGTGATCGACGGCCAGTACCAGTCGGAGACCGCGTGGTCGTCGTTCCAGTTCGACGTGCGGACCTTCGTCGCGTCCGCGCCCTGCGGCTTCGCGGACGTGAAGGCGTGACGGATGCCCACGGGTCAGAGGCTCAGACGGACCAGCTACCCGAGACGTTCAGCGTGTCGGCGGAGGCGACGGCCTTGTCGCCACCGGTGAACAGGCCCGCCGAGTACAGGATGCCGGTCGTGCCGCCCTTGGTGTTCACCGTGGTCACGAACGCGCCCTTTATCGTGTCGGTGCCGTTGATCGTGAAGGCCGCCGCCGCGCTGGTCGCCTTGGAGCCACCGGACGCGGCAGAGAACGCCAGAGTCGGGCGGTTCGCGTTCGAGTACACCGTCGATTCGGTCCAGCCCGCGTGCGACGCCATCGTGTCGCCCGCCGCGATTGCCGAGTAGCCGGTCGAGCCGATCAGGCCGATGTACCAGGCGGCGGTATAGCCCGAGCCGGCGAAGTACTTGTCGAGCAGGTCGTTCTTGCCGACGGTCACCACGAGATTTCGAAACGCCTCGCGCCACTTCTCGCGGCCGTAGCGATCGACGCAGATGACGTCGAACGTGAAGAACGGCGCGTCGACGTGCTCCTGCAGGCTTCCCGGCAGGATCAGCCCTGCACCGACCCCGTCCCGCGCGTTCCCGCGCTCCGTGAACCCGCTCATGCGCGCCTCCGGATGATCTCGACGCCGTCGATCGTCTGCCCTTCGAACGCGTCCCAGAACGCCCCCGCGACCGCACCGTAGGCCGTGCCGTACGCGGCCAGCGCCTCGACGTCGTCGCCGGACGGCGCGGCCGGCAGCGCGTCGTGCTGCGCGAGCGCCGCCGCGAGCTGCTCGGGGTGGCGCGCCTGCGCGGGGTCGAGTTCCTTCGCGAGCGCAACGGCCACGGGCGTCGGCAGCGCAAGGCGGATCTCCTGCGCGCCGGCGGCTTCGAGCGCCGCCCGGTAGGCGACGACCTGGTCTCGTGCGGTCATGGGACTCCTCGGATCGTCAGCGCCGCGCCCACACGGGCGGCGAGGTGGGAACGCCGACCGGCGGCGTCTCGAACGAATACGTGTCGCTGATCGAACTCTCGACGCCAGCGGCGTTGCGCGCGGCGACCTGCACGTTCCAGCGCAAGCCCGGCACGAGCGCGAACGCCTTGGACGTGGTCGCCGTATTCGGCGGCTGCTGGACGCCGTTGACGTACCAGACCCACTCGACCGCGACTGACTCGCCGGCCGGCTGCGTGCAGGTCAGCGTCGCGCCGTAGGGCGACAGGCCGGACACGGGCACCGACGGCCACGTCGGCTCGGCGGGTGGCTCGGCATCGTTGCCGGTGGCCGGCGGCGGGCCAGGCGCGCGGTCGAGGTCGTCGAAATAGGTCGCGTCGGCCGCGTCGGCCAGCGCATCGAACAGCGTGTCGGCCACGGGCTAGCGCCAGGTCGGCGCCAGCCGGCGCATCGTCGCGAGGTCGGGCGTGCCCGGCTTGTGCAACGTGAACCAGACCTTGTCACCGGCGACCAGCGAGCCGGTCGCGATTATCTGGTCGACGTACCCGCTCGCGTCCGTCGTGACGCCCTGGATGCACTGGTCGGGCGCCGCGGCGGCCGTCGTCGGGCCGGCAGCGCCGCGCCAGACGCACAGCGTCAGCCCGGTCAGGTTCGGCTGCACGACGCCGTCGAGGTCGATCAGGCGCGTGCGGACGTACGGCGCGAGCACCGTGCCGGCGCCGCCGGGTCCGTACTGCCGGCCCACCGCGCCCCAGCCGGTGCCGTCGCCGGAGTTCGCCTGCACGTCGAATTCGATCGTCGGCGGGCCGGACCACGAGGCGTCATCGTAAAGCGCGAGGTCGGCGATCGTCGGGCCGCCGCCCACGTTCAGCGCGCGGACCTGGTCGCCCGTGGCGAGGTCCGGCAGCGCCGTGAACCGATACCCGGCGGTGGCGTGCACCGACGCGAGGTCGACGTAGGCCCTGCCGGTCGGCGGGTTCACCGTGACCGCGATCGTGCTGGTGCCGTACGCGTTCGACGCCCGGACCGAGCGGGCGCCGTAGCGCGCCGCGCCGAGCGGGAACGACGCAACCGTCCAGCTCGTGTCGGACACGCGGGTCGCGCTGATCGACACGCTCGTCGCGCCGTCCAGCAGCGCGAACGTCGTCCCGGCCACCAGCGCCGTGCCCGTGATCGTGCACGCGGCCCCGGCCGTCACGACGTTGTCGCCGTCGACCGTCGACAGCGACGGCGGGGCGATGTAGTCGCGCACGAGGTAGTCGAGCAGCGACTGGCCGTTCGTGCCGCCGTTCGACGCACCCTGCTGCCAGAGGCCACACCGGCCGCTGGTGATTCGGCTGCCGGACGCGTCTGACGCGGACAGCGCCAGCGCGCCGTCGAGGAACACGTCGAGCGTCACCGGATTCGTGCCGCGCAGGTCGACGCGCAGCTCGTGCGTGCTGCCTGCGCTGAACGCGGACAGCCCGACGTTCTCCCAGACCTGCTCGTAGCTGCCGGAGACGTACTTGCGGATCTGCAGTTCGGTGCCGGTCGTGTTCGTCTTGATCAGGTAGTACGTCTGGACCGTCGGATCCATCCGCACCAGCACCGCGATCTCGGAGCCGCCGCCGGTCGTGTTCCGGTGGATGAAGTTCGCGACCAGCGTGAGGTCGGCCGGCACCGTCGCGGCGTTGTGGTACAGCCCGCCCGTGCCGTTCGCCTGCTTCAGCGCGCCAGCGCCGTCCAGCGCGAGGCCCGCGTTGCCCCAGAACGTGCCGGTCGGGTTCTTCGCCCACGCCCCGCCGGTCGGCGGCGAGCGCGATTCCAGCGTAACGTCCGCGGTCCCGACGAAACTGTCGACGATCAGGTCGGCCACGTCAGCCGCCCGCCAGCGTGCGCAGCGCCTGGCGCTTCGCCTCGAACGTGTCGGTGTTCAGCGGCCAGCGCCACTCGCCGTTCGCGTCGCGCGTCGCGTTCTCGAGCGCGCCGCCCGGCAGCACCTCGTCCAAGATCGCGTTCGCGGCCGAGGCGTTCACCGCCTTCGCGAGCGCGTGGTACTTCATGTCGTTCATGCCGTCGGCAAGGAACGCCAGCCGCAGCGTCGGGAACGGGCCGTCGATCCCCGGCACGCCGCTCGTGGGCCACATCCGGTGCCACGAGTGGACGAACAGCACGCCGTCGTAGTTGGTGCCGCCGTTGTAGGCACCGCGGCCGGTGAAGTGCGTGCCGTAGTCCGGCCCCATCACGAGCTTGCGGCCCGCGTCGTTGATGCGGAACGGCTTGTCGCCCCAGTTGCGCATCGTCGTGAACAGGTCGACGCCGGCGCCGGATTCCTCCGGGCTGTGGTACTTCTCGGCGAACAGCGTCGACTGCCGCAGCTCCGGGCCGTTCACGTAGAACGGGCCGGGGAACGCGGTCGTGTTCGTGTCGAGGTAGGTCGTGCCGTCGTCAGCGAGCAGGCCGCAGCCGGGCACGCCGGACGTGATGTCCGCGCTGCCCGTCGTGTCATACCCGCTCGCGACCCATTCCTTGTTCACGGTCGCGAGCAGGAACGGACGCGTGCCGGGGTACGCCTCGACGTAGTCGAAGACGTGCAGTTGGATGAACGCGGGGCTCGGCATCGTGTACGCGACGAACGCGCCGATGGTCGAGCGGACACCGTTGACGTACTTGACGAGCTGCACGCCGTTCGACGCGTACTCGACGCCGTAGGCGTTGAACGTCGCGCCGTTGCCGGAGCAGCGCAGGAAGATCGCGCCCTTGCGGCTGGTCGTGAGCCCGCCGGCCGCCGCCGTCGCGCGCTGGTTCCGGCAGTAGGTGTTCGACCAGACCGCATCGTTGCGGTACGCGATGTTCCACTCGCCGTTCACGCGCACGCGTGCCTGGTTCGAGACGATCTGCAGGCCCGTGCCGCTGCGGCCGGGCAGCACGACGTTCGTCCACTTGCCGCCGTCGCTGATCGGGTTCTGGTTCGCGAGCGTCAGGTAGTTGTCGAACGTAGTGCCCATGCCGGGCTCGGCATTGCGCTCCTTGTAGTACATCGTCACGTAGTTCGCGAAGCCCGCGTCCGGGAAGTTCAGCAGGTCCGTCGGGAAGTGGTTGTGACCGTGGTAGATGTAGAACCCCGGCCGGTCGCCCTTCACGTAGGACCACGGCGTCACGCGCAGCGCCGCCGCCTCGCTCTCGCCGTTCGTCCGCGCGCCCGGCGGCTGGTTGTACGGCAGCCCTTTCACGCCGCCGTTCGCGAGCCACCACGCGTTCGCGGTCGCGTCGCCGCCGGCGTGGTACTGGAATCCGCGGACGCCGAAGTTGCCGTTCGCCGCGGCGCCGTCTTTCAGGTGCGCGCAGTTGCCCGCGATGAAGATCGGGCAATCCTTGATCGAGCCCGTGTCGGCCTTCACCCGATCGATCAGGTACTGCATGTAGAAGTACATGTCATACCCAGGCTCGTCGATCAGGTAGAGCATCTTCAGGATGCTCGGCGCCTGCGTGTTCGCGTTCGTGTACGCGGTCGACAGCCCGTCGAGCCACGTCTGCGACAGGATCGGACCGAGGTAGCCGCGCACCGGCTGGCCCGTCGCCCACGGCGTGTACGCCGCGAAGCCGGTCGTGTTCGCCGGGATCGTGAACGTGTCCGCGCCCGTGACCGTGATCGAGTACAGCGTGTTGTTCAGCGTCGTATACGGCGCCGGGCAGTTGCGCACCTTCCACTGGAACCCGGTCGACTTGCCGTGGTCGCCCCAGGTGCGGATCGTCGTCGGGTTGCCGGGCGTGATGTCGCGGATCGCGCGCCAGTTGTAGCCGTCCTGCCGGCCCTCGGAGTCGTCGGTGAACGCGCCATAGCCGAATGCGCCGAAGATGCCGAGGACGTGCAGGCGGGCGCCCACGCCCTCGTCCTGCCCCGCGTAGCCGCGGGCGTTGGTCATCTCCGTGCCGTTCAGGAACTCGTTCGTCTCGGTGTTGACCGCGTACGTCTGGTCGGTGAACAGCACGTCCACGCCGAAGTCGTGCGCCATCTGCCGGTACAGCTTGCGCTGCTCGGCGACGAACGCGGCGTGCGCGGTGATCGAGTTGTTCCAATCGATGTAGCGCGCGACGCCGAACTGCCACGATTCGCCGTTCGCCCACGTCCACGCCTGGTTCGCGGTCGGCAGCGTCAGCGTGCCCACGTCGACCCGGACCGGCACGGTGGTGAGTGCAGCGCCCGCTTTCTTGATCGTGATCGTGCCGCGGTACGTGCCCGGCGTCAGGCCGGTACGGACGTGCACCGACAGCATCACGAGCTGGCTACGCCCGACGCCGATGTCGAACCGGCCCTCGTTGGCGGTGCCGTAGTTCACGACCTCGTGCGGGATCAGGATGTCCGGCACGTACTTGAACGCGAGCGGCCTGTCGACGAACAGCGTGCCGGCGTTGGCCACGCCCGACGCGTTGTGCGGCCGGCGGATGTAGCTCGGCCCGCCCTTCTCGTCCCAGTTGCCGCCGCCGGAGTTGTAGAAGTCGATGTTGCCGTTGCCGTACGTGGACGCGGCGCGGAACTGCGCGTAGTTCGCGACGTAGAGCTTGATGTCGCGGCGCGATCGCGGCGCCCACGCGGCATCGTACGAGCGGAAGACGTTGTTGCCGGTCACCACGCCGCGCGCCGGACTCGTGATCGTCTCCGACCCGCCGGAGCGCGTCAGGGTGTCGAGTTCGACCGACAGGCCGGACACGCCGACCAGCGACTCGAGGTTGAGGTAGACGCGGCCCGTCTCGTTTCGGGCCAGCTTGAGGTAGACGGTGTCCTGACCGGCGTCGTTGATCCACGCCGAACTGGCCGACGGCGTCAGGCCGGGGGCGAGCATCACTGAGGTCGAGGCGCCGCGCGCCTTCGGGGTCGCCTCGCGCTCGACCCGCATCGACGTGAACGCCCAGACGCTGTGAAGCCCGCCGACCCCGTACTTGGAGGGGTCGGAGTAGTACCGACCGTCGGCCTGCGCCGTGCCCGTCCAGTTTTTCGTCTGAACGGTCTTCGGCACGGTACGCGGGCTCCAAGAAAACGGCCCGGCTCACCTTGCGAGTGGCCGGGCCGAAGTGGGGGATCGACAGGGAGTCACATCGACGGACGCAGAAACGCAAAAGCCCGGCGCAGAGCCGGGCTTCGGGGACGGACACGTATCCGTGATTCGTCAAGATACGGATTTTGCGGCCCGCGTCAAGCGGCATCGTCCTCCCGCAGCCGGCGCTTGATGTGCCCCGTCGCGATCGAGCACCACACGTCGAGCCGCTGCGCGAGCCGGACCCACGCCGGCTCGGCGTGCCGGCGCCAGCCCTCCGGCGTGAAACCGCCGAGCTCGTGCATCCCGTCGACCAGCAGGACTGCCTGATACACCGCCTGCCGACGGGTCTGCAGCCACTCGATCAGCACGGTCGCGTGCGCGAGATCAGCCAGCCAGCGGCGGCCGTCGACGCGGTCCGGCCAGCGGTGCTCAACGTGAAGCCGCGCCGCCTCGTTCAGCAGGCACGCTCGCAGGCCGGCGCCGCAACTGTCGTCGAGCGCATAGCGGAACCGGAAAGCGTACTCGTGACGCGTCGGCAGCCCGGCACAGGCGAACGCCGCGGCCTCGGGGGTCCACTCGGGGATGCCGCCGCGCCCCTGCATCGACTTCGTGACGTCGATGCCGCGCTGCGTCAGAAGACCGGCAATCCCCTCTGTGTTCACCGGTCGATCTCCCACGTCGCCCAGTCGATCTGCGGGTCCGGCGAGTAGCCGATGTGCACCGGGTGCCCGGTGTCGGCGAGGTAGCGCGTGATCGCGGCGAACGCCTCGTCGGCGCCGAACGCGACCGCCGTCTGCCAGCCCAGCCACCGCAGCTTTGCCAGGTACTCGCGCTGCGACGGCTGCAGTCGCCCGCCCTGCGCCTTCAACTCGAGCCCGAGTCCGTGAAACCGACCAGCCGGGATCGGCACGATCAGGTCCGGAACGCCGGCCAGCACGCCCATGCGCTTGAGCTTCGCGCCCTCGGCGGGGTGACGGCTGCCACCGTTGGGAACTGCAAAAGCGAAGTCCGACAGCGGGTGCCCGCGCCACTTCGCGACGTGCAGTTTCGCCATCAGCGCCATCTGCTCGGCGTCCTCACTCATCGTCGGTGAACTCGCGCACGAGGTCCCTACCCTTCGGCGTCAGCAGCACGAGCCAGCCCTGCCGCGGCGACCAGCGGCGCTCGACGTACTGCTCGACCGACAGCCGCCGCACGCGGCCCGCGTCGCAGGTGCCCTACGGAACCGACTCGCCCTCGGTTTCCCACATGGCCAGCCGCTGCAGCAGCCGGAGGTCGTCCTGCGTCACGCCCGGCACGACGTAGACGGTGCTCACGGCGTCACCCCGAGCGCCCGCAGGCACGCCCGCAGGCGAACGCGGCGCAGGTGGACCACGAACGCCAGCCAGTCGGCCGGGCCTGCCAGTGGCCTCGTATAGCCCCGACGGCGGCTCATACCGGCACCAGCTGGCTGCCGGACACCCAGCGGTCCTCGCCGCGGTTCAGGTCGACGCTGCGGGTCACGCAGTAGCGGACGTGGCCGTCGGCGCCGGTCAGGCTGCCAATCACCTCGACCCACTCGCCGGTGTCGCGGACCTTGGCGCGGTCGCCGAGTTCGTAGCGGTGCGGCAGCGCGAGGCCGAGCGCAATGTCGGTGGCGGCGTTCATGCGAGGCACCACAGGATCATTTTCCGACCCCGACTGTTGGTAGCCTCGCCCGCGGCGACCAGCTCGCCCGCCTGGTAGAGCTCACTTCTGCGCTTACGCGCTGTCGATGGCGCCCACGTTTCGAGCGCCGGCAGCCGTTCCAGCGTTTCGTCCGTCATCGGCCCGTGCAGCCGGAACATCGCGCGCACCGTCGCGTGCATGTGGTTCAGCTTCGGCCGCACAGCCTCGGCGGCGGCGACTTCGGTCACGCTGGCCCGGGCGTGCACCATCGTGCGCAGCGGCGTCGGCTCCGGCATGTCCAGCCAGTTGAGTTGCGCGTCCATCACGGCATCCTCTTGAGCACGTTGCCGAACGGGATCACGTTCTGCGCCGGCCGCCATTGCCGCATCTGCGTCCGGTAGCTGTCCGGCGTCTCGTGGTCCAGCGGCAACCGGAAGCCCATCGCCTGCGCCTCCACGATCAGCGGCGACCACCGCGGATCGCCGAACCGGCCGTTCCGGAACACGAGCCCGCCGAACTTCTGGCCGTTGCGCACGTAGTTGCGGAACGCGGCCTGCCAGTCTCGATACGCCCACGCCTTCGCGGCGGCCTTGTCGACGAACACCTCGAACGTCTCGTCGATGTCGACGGTCGGGTACTTCGACTCCACCCACTCACGGGTGGCTGTCGTGAGTTGGAGTCCATCGGGCAGAAACTTCATGCCTGGTTTCATCTGTGCCCCTGTGTTTTCTCGCTCTGACCGCTGGTGAGGGACGCACCCGTCCTATCCCCGCAGTAGTCGCGGGCGGACGGGCGTGACCGCCGGAGCCGGTACGCTGCGCAGTTGCTTCAAGTCGGCCCGCCCTCTGCGCTACCCGTGGCGGCGTCGGTGTGCCGAATCCCACAGCACCGACTTCTGCACCCCCTCCGCTGCCGTCTGTCCCGACCAGAGGGAGTGCCCGGTTCTTTTGCCGCGACCGGAGCCGAAAAGCGGCGCGCATCCTTGCGCTAGGGGGTTGGAAAATTGAGCCGTGCAAACTCTCCAAACAGTCGACGAGCAGCCGCGTCGTACGCCGACGCAGCCGCTTCCGCTGAATCAAAGCTTCCGAGGTGGTGACGAATCCCTTCGCGCTGAATCTCGGCCGTCCAGCGTCCGGTACGGCCCGAAATCCCTTTGTACGGCCATTGCGAAGACCGATGCTTCCGCTTGTTGTAGGTATTCTCAGCGGCAGAGCACGCGCGCAAGTTCGACCGCCGATTGTCGAGGCCGAACCCGTTCGCGTGATCGACGATCACTTCATCGCTGTTCACCAGATTGAGAACGTATCGATGAAGCAAGATGTTCTGACGTTTGCCGTGCTCGTCGTCGAAGCTGTGCGAGGCATAGACCAACGTCGAATTCGCGCGCGTACAGCGGTGCCACGCCAGAGGCTTGATCCAAGGCCAGTCCTCTGGATCCACCAGCGCAACCGAACCATCCTTGAGCCTGATGATTCCTTGCTGCCAGTCGTGCCTGTGTCGAAGGGTCAGCGGCACTGCTCGCCTCGTTGAAACATTTACAAACAACCGGCAGCACCCAGGCGTGCGTACTGCACGTCCGGGCCGATCAACGAACGGTTCGGATCTGCGTCTCGACGCGCTCGATACGAGCGAGCCGCTGGTTCGCCGCGACGAGCAGGTCGCGCACTTCGCGGCGCAGCTCGTCGGCCTGGTCGACCGGATCGCGCACGACCGGCTCGGCGAGGCCCCACTCGGCGGCGAGGTAGCGCGCCATACTGAGATCGCCCGCGTCGCGCGCGAGCCGCCCGAGCCCGACGATCTCGTCGAGCTTCAACTGCTCGGCCTTGCCGTCGTCGACGCACGCCTTGAGTCGCGCGTACGCGGACTCGGGTTTCATCGTCGGCCACAGCAGGCCCGCCGCTTTCTTCCACCCGCCGACCGCCAGCACCGCGGACGTGACCGCGTCGGCGAAAGACTCGTGGAACAGGGCGGATTGCATTTCCTAGGGGCCTCTAGGACAGGCTGTGCGGCACGCTGTCCGCCGCTGGGAACACATCGGGGTTGAGCACATGCAGCGGAATGCCGGTGATCTCTGCGACCTTCCGGGCGCGCCGCGCCGGTACTCGGCCGGTCTGTACCCACGCCTGAACCGCCTGCGCGGTGATGCCGAGATGGGCCGCGAGGGCCGTCTGGGATCCGCCGACTGCGTCGACGGCGAGTTGCGCTCCGTTCATGGCGCACGTTTTACAAGATACGGTTACGTGCCGTCAACCCGTTCTTGTACGTCGGAGGCAACCGCTGCTTGTAAATTCAGGGATATGCCCAAGGCCAAGCATCCCCGGCCCGAGTACGCGGTCACGGCGGCGACGATCCGCCGGCTAAGACGGGCTGCCGGGTTCGCTACGCACAAGGCGCTGGCCGACCGGCTCGGTCTCACTCCGCAGGCCGTGCAGTATTGGGAGGCGGGCTACACGTCGCCCCGCGGAACGACGCTCAGGAACCTCGCGGGCCTCCTCGGCACCACGCCTGGGGCGATCCTTGCGGGTTCCACGGACGCCGCGAACGAGTCCGGCATTCATCGTGCGCTCGCCCCCGGCGCCACGATCAACGAATGGACGCGTTGGGAGGACTTACCGGAGGGGGAATTCGTGAGCGTGCCGCGCATCACGGTCGAGTTGGCCGCAGGGAACGGTCACCTCGTCGATCGTGAAGTCGACGAACCCCCGCTTGCCTTTCGCAGCGACTGGCTGCGCAAGCGCAAGCTGTCCCGCGAGAACCTCCGCGTCGTCACCGTCTCCGGCGCGAGCATGGAGCCGTACCTGGCCGACGGGGACGTGGTGATGCTGAACTTGGCCGAGCGCACGGTCGCCGATGGCGAGGTGTACGCGATGCGCTACGGCGACGAAGTCAGGGTAAAGCGGCTGTATCGTCGCTTCGACGGCGGGCTGATCGTACGCTCGGACAACCGTGACGCGTTCCCCGACGAGCAACTCGCTGCTGCGGATCTCGAGCACGTCGAAGTCATCGGCAAGGTGGTTTGGCGCGGAGGCTGATATGGCGCTGGCGAAGTGTCGCGAGTGCGGACACGAGGTGAGCACCGAGGCGAAGACCTGTCCCGGCTGCGGCGTGTCGAAACCCACAAAGCGCAGCGGGCCGTCGACGGGACTCCTCGTCGTCGTCTTCCTGATCCTGCTGTTCGTGTTCGCGTCCATGTTCACGACGCCGTCGGTTGACCGCGAGCCCAGCGCAAGCGCCCCGCCGAGCGAGCGCGACCGGCACGCCCTCGCCCTGCTCGCCGGCGCACAGGCACTCCAGCGCGAGATGCGCAACCCGTCGTCGTTCGAACTGCTGGAAGCCATCTACGGCGACGGCGGCGCTGTCTGCTACCGCTACCGCGCGCAGAACGGGTTCGGCGGGATGAACGTCGAGCGCGTCGTGATCGGGCCGCGCGCGACCTTCGTCCGGCAGGAATCCAAGGACGGCGCGGCGTTCGCGCAATCGTGGAATTCCACCTGCGCCGGGCACCCGGATCTGGCCCCCGCGATCCGTCATAACTTCTAATCCGTACAAGAAACGCTTGACTCTGTAACCGTATCTTGTAGGATGCGGCCTACGGTCCATGTCGGACCGACGAGGCCGCGATGAACGCAGTCCTGAACCGCCGGCCGCCGACCGAGCAGCAACTGCTCGACATGGCGCGCTACAGCCAGATCGAGCACGCCGCGCGCCGCGCCCGCCAGCACGTCGAGTACGGGCACCGGCTGGACGAAGTGCGCTGCCAGGCCGAGATCCGCGACCTGATCGCGGACCTGACCGGTTGGGTGCGCTGATGGACGCCGCCCGCCTGTCGAAGCGCCATCGTGAGCGGCTGACTCGCGCGCTGCAGATCCTCGAGCACGGACTGCCCGACGAAGATTCGCAGTACCGGCACGCGGAGCGGTGTGGCGCAGTGCGCGCGATTCTCGAAGACGTGCTCGGCCTGCCGTGGAAACCGATGGGCGCCACGCACACCGAGGCGCCTGCCGATGGCCAGGCGGTGCGGTCATGACCCCCGCCGACCGCCTGCTGTGGGCGATGGGCCTGCTGTGGCTCGCGTTCATCGCGATCGGCCTCGCCCTCGTGATCGCGCGCAAGATCGTCGACCGGCTGCGCCCGCGCCGCCGCGATCTGTTCGTCAACCGCTCGCCGGACGAGCGACTGCACCGGCCTGGAAGCGTCGTCGACTTCCAGCGGTATCTGTCCGCGCGGACGCCGCGATGAGCACCCGCGCCGGCGCCTGGCCGTTCGCATCCTGCGGCGAGCCGCTCGACATCTACGACCCGGCCGAGGACTACGACGTGCGCGAGCGTCGGGACTGGCCGGACGAGTACGTAACCACCGCAGGCCGCGACATCGCGGCGTGCCGCGAGGCGGGCGTCCCGCCGTTCGGGGAACTGTGACCATGACCACCACGACCGCGCACGTCTACACCGCGATCGCCGAGATCACCGCCGAACTCGCGCGCGTCGGCATCGCGAAGGATCGCCGCAACGACCAGCAGGGCTACCGGTTCCGCGGCATCGACGACGTGTACAACGCGCTCGCGCCCTGCCTCGCGCGCCACAAGCTGTGCGTGCTGCCGCGCGTGCTGACCCGCGAGGTCACCGAGCGCACGACCGCGAAGGGCGGCGTGCTGTTCTACGTGATCGTCGACGTCGCCTTCGACCTGGTGTCCGCCGTCGACGGCAGCCGCCACGAGGCGCGCGTGATCGGCGAGGCGATGGACTCGGGCGACAAGGCCACGAACAAGGCGATGTCCGCCGCGTACAAGTACCTCGCGATGCAGACGTTCTGCATCCCGACCGAGGGCGACAACGACTCCGACGCGACGACGCACGAAGTCCAGCCGGCGCCGATCCCGGTGGACGTGAAGACCGCGCTGGAAGACGCCGCGAACGAGTCCACGGACGCGCTCAAGGCGGCGTGGGCGTCGCTGAAGCCCGCCACCCGCAAGGCGATCAGCGACGGCCACGCGGGCTACTGGGCGGACCTGAAGGCGCGGGCCGCGAAGACGCAGAAGGCCGCGGCGTGATCGAGCAAGGCACCGACGGCTGGTTCGCCGCCCGGCTGGGCAAGGTCACGGCCTCGCGCGTGGCCGACCTGATGGCGAAGACCAAGACCGGCCCGGCCGCGTCGCGGCAGAACTACCTGGCGGAGCTCGTCTGCGAGCGCCTGACCGGCCGGCGCAGCGAGGGATTCGTCTCGCGTGACATGGAGCGCGGGAAGGCGCTCGAGCCCGACGCGCGCCGTGGCTACGAGGCGCTGACCGGCGAGATCGTGACCGAGGCGCCGTTCGTCGACCACCCGACGATCCCGATGTTCGGGGCGTCGCCGGACGGGTTCGTCGGCGATACGGGGCTGGTCGAGATCAAGTGCCTGAACGCTGCCGGGCATATCGAGGCGTTGAAGTCCGGCCCGCCGACGAAATACGTGATCCAGATGCAGGTGCAGATGCTCGTCACCGGCCGCGCGTGGTGCGACTACTGCGCGTTCCACCCGGACTTCCCCGAGCACCTGCAGCTCGCCGTCTCGCGCGTGCTGCGCGACGAGAAGCACCAGGCCGAGATCGAGACCGCGGTTCGCGCGTTTCTGGCCGAGGTCGACGCGGAGGTCGCGGCGCTGCAGGCGCTGCGGGCCGCATGAGTGAGCCCCGCCAGTCGTTCCACCTTGCCGCGTCGCCGACGCGCGAGCGCGTGATCGACCGGATCGGCGCAGTGCTGCGCGGCCTGCCCGGCGATCGCGCCTGGCGGATCGAGGTGCACGAGCACCGGCCGCGGCGCAGCGACCCGCAGAACCGCTACCTCTGGGGCGCGGTGTATCCGTCGATCCTGAAGGCCGGCGGCGAGACGCTGGCCGGCTGGACGACCGACGACCTGCACGAGTACCTGCTCGGCGAGCACTTCGGCTGGGAGACGCTGTCCGGGTTCGGTCGCAAGCGCGTGCGCCCGCTGCGGCGCTCGTCGCGGCTGAACAAGCAGGAGTTCGCCGACTACGTCGCGTTCATCCAGCAGCGCATGGCCGAGCACGGCATCTACGTGCCGGACCCGAACGAGTACGAGGTCGCAGCATGAAGAACCCCGGCCGCAAACCCGCCCTGACCGTCGAGCAAGCCGCCGAGCTGCGCCGCCGCTGGGCGCTGTACGAGGCGAACCGCCCGGCCGTGCTGGCGCGCGAGTTCGGGGTGCAGCGCGACACGGTGCGGATGTACGGGCGGGATCGCGTCAAGTCGCTGTGGAGGCGACCCGTATGAGCGAACTTTGCATTCTCGCCTGCCTGTTCATCAGCAACGGCTTCGCGGTGCTCGACCACCCCCGCGCGTTCTACGGCGACACGCCGCACGAGCCCGCGTTCCGGCTGTCGACGCCGTACGACCGCGTGCTGATCGAGAACCCGTACATGGTCACGGCCGTCGGGTTCGAGTGGGACGCGGGCCAGCGATTCCGCGTGACGCTGCAGTACCGGCACGAGTCGAGCGCGGCGACGCGACGCGACACCGGGCAGAACTCGGTCGAGCTGACGGCGCGGTGGTTTCCGTTTCGGGCGAGCAACTGATGTTCAAGCGAACCTGGAACAGCCCGCACTTCATCGCGCGCACCGCGTCGCACTCGACGAAGGGCAAGCGTAACGGGCGGGTCGACGTGCTTCCGCCTGAAGCGAGCGAATCGCTGTATGGCATTGCACAGCAGATCGCTGACGGGGAGCAGCGGCTTACGGCGCTGCGAAACGACCGGGACGAGTTGGCGGACGAACTGGAACGGGCTGCAGCGGGTGGAGGCGTTCAAGGCGCGCCACGTCACGAGTCCGAAAGCCGAGCCACGCATAGCCGTATTGTTGAAGGAAATTCGGGAAGTCGATGGTCAGCTTGCCGCCACGCGGAAACGCGTCGGGGAACTGAAGGCGCTGCTAGGAGGGCGAGGCGCAGTCTCTTTCGAGCAGGCGTTCGTCCGCGTAGCCCGAGAGATGTTGGATTCGGCAACCTATGCTGCTGTTGAGCGGCAGGCGTTGTCGATCACGGAAAAATGCAAGGCCCGCAAATGAAGATCGAAGACATAAAAACCGAGAACGTCAAATCGCCGCTGCTACGTTCAATGCATGAGCAGTTTTATTCGGCGAGGATGCCTAAATCGGGAAGCGATGCGGTGCGGCTTATTGGCCCAATCACAAAGGCATTCGGGGAGTTGCGCCGTTTTAAACACATTGGCATCACGCGAACGGGACAGGTCGAGGACAAGCGACGGCGAGATGTTCTCGAGGTCGCCTTGGGATACGCAGCAACGACGGAGAGCGATCTTATGGAAGTTATAGAAGAGCTATCAAAGAACTACGAGCAGGCGGCGTCATTGTGGAAAGACTACGAGAAGCGACTGACAGAGTTCAGATCTGCTGTTAAAAACGATGTGACGTCTTTGGAGGCGGCTGCTCGCAAAACGACAGATGCGGTGCACCGGATGAACGCGGCCTATGGGCACGTCATCACGCAGCTCAACAGCCAAGAGATGCAACAGGCGTTATCGAACGCCGAACGGCTGGCCGCAGCGATGCAGGCGCTCGCGAGCCTGCAGTCGCATCGGCTGGTCTTGTCGGTCACCGAGCAAGACAAGACCATCTGACTGCAGAGGAGCGAGTCTGCATGAGCGCCGTTGCGCCCCTGCCGCACCTGATGAGCGAGGCCGAGGTCGCCGAGTACCTGGGCGTGGACGCGCAGACGATCGCTCGGCTGCGTCGCGCCGGCCGGCTGGGGTTCCTGCGCATCGGCCGTAAGATCCGAATTAGCGAGAAGCATGTCGCCCGCTACCTGGAGGCCGCCGAATGCGGTTCTACCTCCGCAACGATTTCCCCGACCGGCCCGGCACCTACTACGTCTGTTGGACAGACGAGTCTGGACGCCCACGCCGCCGATCTGCTCGCACGCGAGATCACGCGACCGCGCAGACGGCGCTCGCGCGGCTCGTCCTCGAGCTCGACCAGCCCCGCGACCAGCGGCTAGACGAGGTCACGTTGCAGGCCGTGCTGCTCCGCTACTGGCACCACCATGGGCGCACTCGGGCCTCGAAGGACCCGATCAAGCAGGCGCTCGCGTGGGTGACGGACGAGCTGCCGCTGATGACGGTGGCGTCGTTCGACCGGCCGCGGCAGGTGCAGTTTCTGGACGCGCTGAAGGCCGAGGGGCTGGCCGCGTCGACCATCGCCCGTTACATGGGGGTGATTCGCTCGGCGCTGGTCTGGTCGCACCGCAACGGCGAAATCCCGCGCACGGACCCGCTGGCGATGCCTGAAGCCGAGGAGGAGCACGGCGTCACGCCGTTCTCGCTCGCCGAGATGCGGGCCGTGCTGGAGGCGTGCACGAGCGAGATGGAGCGGCGCATGGTGCTGCTGTGGACGGCGACCGCGTGCCGCCCGCACCAGGTGCTCGATCTGACGTGGGATCGGGTGAGCCGGTTTGCGGTGGACTTCCGCCTGCCGGGCGCGCGGATCGTGAAGAAGCGCCGGGCGATCGTGCCGCTGGCGCCGTCGATCGCGGACTACCTCGACGAGCGCCGCGGCCTCGGCCACGTGCTGCTGTCGGAGAAGCACACCCGCGCGCCGCGGCCGATCGTGGAGTGGAAGAAGAAGTTCCAGCGCGTGCTGAAGCGCGCGGACGTGCCGGGCAGCGGCTACCGGGTCCGCAAGTTCGCGGCGACGTACCTCGTGAACCACGGGGTGCCGTACGCGCACGTGGCGATCATCCTCGGCCACCGGCCGCCGGAGGGCGGCAAGGAGACGTGGCGCTATGCGCTGCACTCGCCGACCTACATGCCGGAGGCGCGGCAGGGGATCGAGCGGATGGTGCGCGAGCTGCGCCCATCGTGGCTGCGGCTGGCAAGTGACTGGCAAGGCGCGAGTGCCAACCCGTTGAATCTGAACGCAGCGAATGACGGCTAGGAGCGGCGTAGAGCTATGATTTCCCTACATCCCACCGACCTTGACATGGAAGGGGTCGTCGGTTCAATCCCGGCCGCGCCCACCACTTTTCAACCACTTGCGCAGCCACCCGCCAAAGACCGGCAAGGGACTGGCAAGTCAACCCGGCACTACTACGTCAAGCGC